CCGTATGCGCACTTCTTCATGGGTGACTTCAATATCACTGCCCACCATAACCACCACTTCCTCTTCACTGAAGAGGCGGAGGCGGCCGAATATCTGGCGTGGGCGCAGACGAACACGCCGGAAATCGATAGATCTTGGGACTTCTTCGATGATCCTGACTACTACGACGACCGGTTCGACTACGAAGGCGACGACCACGATCGCGCCCGATTCTACGAGGACGGCGATTATGTCTGAGACCGACAGCCGCTTCTTCCACATCGACGGACCGACTACGATGTACGGCGATTCTGGTAAGTGCGTCGACACCTTCAAGGTCATCTTTACTTCTTGTGACCTTGAAGGTGTCGTTACCTCGTTCGGCGATCTGATGTTCACGGATCACCAGGATGCGCTTCAAGCCGGTCGTCGTTGGATCAACACTGGTTCGACGTGTCGTTCGGCATAACTAGACAGAGTACCGTTCATCTAAGAGCGGAAACAAAGGAGCATCATGGCCGGAAAACGAAAGCCAAAGGCTCGGACCAGTAAGAACGTCGACGAAAAGTACTTGGGTTCCGAACCCTCCTTCATAGTCGGCTATCCGCTTACCGATTCAGAGCGCACTCGCGCCTACAATTGGTACAACTACTTCGTCGATCTCGATACGGGTCTCAAGTGGCTTGTCGAATGGGCCAAAAGCGTCAACCATCCAGACTTTGACCGCATCAAGAATCTGAAGAAGACTCGAGTGGTTCCCACTGCGTACTGGATCGCGCGGATGATCTTGCGCGGCTACAACGTCTCGACTCATTCCCAAGAGAGGCTTGAGCAGTGGATCAAAGAGGCGCTTGATCTAGTGCCCGATGAACCAGACGAAGAGGAAGAGAAGAAGCCTCAGAAGCCACCGGTTTCACCCATGGTTCGTATTGAGGCGAAGTCCAATGAACTCATTGCGCATCTGGAAACCGTCCTCGACGAGTTCTACGAGACCAAAGAGCCACTAGACTTCAACACGTACGATTGGCTTCGGTCTGTTGACGCCAACTTCATCCATGGCCGTCGGATCGCTGAACATTACGGTCCTCTGAAAGCGGAACTCGATCAAGCCTTCTTGAAGAAGGATAAAGAGCTCACTGAAGCTTACCACGGCTACACCAAGAAGCAGTTGGGTTCGTATCTCGCTCTGGTTTCTGGCATCATCGATGACGCGACTCGATTCGCTGACAATCAGAATGCCGTGAAGGTCCGGAAGCCGAGAGTCATTCGAGCCAAGCCTCCTGAGAAGATGGTCGAGAAGGTTCGCTACAAGAAAGAGAACACGGCTCTTAAGATCGTTAGCGTTTCGCCGACTCGGATCCTAGGCGCAAAGGTTCTGTGGACCTACAACGACAAGAGCCGAAAGCTCAGCGTCTATCACGCACTCGATGGTCAGACACTGTCGATCGATGGGACTAAGGTGACGAACTATGATCCCGCGGCGTCAGTCGTCAAGGGCGTTCGAAGCCCTGAGAAGACGATCGCCGCGTTCAACGCCACCAACAAGGTCGGGCTACGCAAATTCATGGACACGCTCACGACGAAGGCGGCAGAAGCCAACCCGAGATTGACCGAAGACACTATCCTCCTGAAGGCCGAGTGAGAAATTCAACGCCAGGTGCAGGGAGCCTGGTTGATTGTATGGTTATGCAATTCCCTGCACCAGACCCCAGCTAGGAAAGGATCATCATGTCCGCAAAAGTGATCGACAACGAAACTTTCAACGTCATGCGCGAACGCCGCGATCAGAAAGTTGCCGACAGCCGCGAACTCGCGAAACAACGCATGGCAGATCGAACTGGATTCCAAGGTCTAAAGTCCTTGGCTCCGCTTGAGCCTCTACCGCCGCTGGATCCCAATAGCGTAGAGGAAAAGGAGATCGAAGAAATCGCCGTCAAACTGACGGAGAATTACATGATCGGTCTCTTCAGTCTCGGATATGGGATGAACGAGGAAATGCAGCGAGACCTGCACATGGTCAAGGAAGCCACGAAGGCTCTCCTCTATCGTCGCTACGGTCGTCCGCACTTCCTTCAACGGATCACCGATCAGTTCCATGAACCGGACCCGATCATCGCATGATCGTTTACACCGCTGACGGTCGTGATAGAATAGATAAGACACATAAGGAAATTTGTTTTGATACTTGCCGACCTTAGCCAGCTCATGTTCGCATCGCTCTTCGTTCAGAAGATCGATCTCGAAAAAGACACTGTCGACGTAAAGATTTTGCGTCACATCATCCTCAACAGCCTGCGTTCGAACATGAAGAAGTTCCGCGGCGAGTTTGGCGAGCTGGTCATCGCATGCGACGGTCGCACCAACTGGCGTCGAGAGCTTTTCCGTTACTACAAGGCGAGTCGCAAGAAGGATCGCGACGAGGGCAAGATCGACTGGGGTCCGATCTTCGAGGCGCTCGACACGATTAAGCAGGAACTGAAGGACTACTTCCCGTACAGGATCATCCAGGTCGACGGCGCAGAGGCTGATGACATCATTGGCGTCTTGGTTCACGAACACGGGCGATTGCTTGGAGGTGACCCGATCCTTATCCTGTCAGGCGACAAGGATTACAAGCAACTTCACATCTACGCCAACGTAAAGCAGTTCAGTCCTGTTCTCAAAAAGTACGTCAAGTCGACTCGTCCTCCTGAGGAAGAGCTCGTCGAGCTCATCATCCGTGGCGATGACGGCGACGGTGTCCCGTCATTCTATGAAGCCGATGATTTCCTCGTAACTCGCGACGAAATCAACGCACAACGCAAAGAGGCTGGCCTAAAGCCGGTCCGCGCTCGTCCTATCTACGAGAAGAAACTCGACGAGTGGGTCAAGCTGCCTCCTGAGAAGTTCTGCGAGAACGAGGAGCAATTGGCTCGGTATCGTCGCAATGAGACTCTCATCGATCTTCGAAAGACGCCCCAGTCGATCAAGGATGTAATCCTTGCTGAATACGCTGCCCAAGAGGGCAAGGGTCGTTCAAAACTTTTCAACTATTTCGCATCGAGGGGTTTGAAGAACCTCCTCGAGTCGCTCAACGAATTTTAGGAGTCGCTATGAAGCCCGGCATTTTCGAGATTCTGCAAGAAGCAGAAAAGCAGCCGAACCGCATCCTGAAGGCTGAAGTCCTTCAAAAGAACAGTGGACAACTGTTGCATATGGTTCTGCACACGGCCTTTCATCCTGATATGAAGTGGGAGCTACCTGAAGGTTCGCCACCGTATCAACCGACTATCTTGCAAGGTCAAGAGGAATCACTATACGTCCACGCACGAATGTTCAAGTACTTCATTCCCGACCTAAGCCCGAATCTGTCGCCGAAGAAGCGCGATCTGATGTTCTGCCAAATGCTCGAATGCGTACACCCGAAGGATGCTGAGCTCTTGATCGCGATTAAGGACAAGAAGATGCCGGTGTGGGCCAAGAGCATCACGCCTGATGTCGTCAAGTTCGCCTTTCCTGGTTTGCTAGACTGATGATAAACCACTCGATTGTCGTACATAGAGACGGCGAAGAAATCCAGACTATTGTCTCCTCGCAAAATTTTGAGCGCATCAAATTGAAGCTTGTCGAGGCATCGTGTGACGGCGGCATTTGGATTTCATCGACTAACTGGTTGGTTCTCGGTAAGGGCGACCAGCTGGAGATTCGGATCGAGTCATAAATAAAGCATGGGTTAATCCATGTGAGTAGCGACATCATGTCGAAGACAAGACGAAAAATTAAAAGAGACTTCTCGTTCTACGAGGATTATATTGTCGATTATCGCAAAGAGAATCGGCAGGAGAGTCACAGGCATTCGAAGCGTCTGACTCACGCACTTCACACCAAAAATGTCGATGAGCTCCTCGAACTCGAGGGCGATGAGGAACTTGATGGCTAAGTACGTCTGGAATGACCTGATCGAGAAGTCGACTGGTAATAAGATTCGAAAGCTTTTGTCGGAAGATGAACTTGTCGAGCTGTTAGAAGCTGGTGTATATCAACTGCCGGAATCTAAAGTGTTCGGATCAGCGCCTGGTCTGATTTCTGGCTACAACATGAAACCACCTGAGGCCTTCAGAGGCATGCTTCGCCAGATGAAGAAGGGCAATCCAGGTTCTAACGTTAACACATGGTAGACATATTTTCATACGATTGGAACACTATTGATCAGCGGCATCGCAATTCCACGCGGAAAGATCTTCCGCCAACTGCCCATCAAATTCCAGGACCTACCTTGCGACACTACGGATAATGGTCGGTTCTACGAGACACCAGATGGTCACAAGTACCCATCTGTCACGACCGTTCTAGGTCGCTACTATGGCGAAGATAGTCTCGACGAGTGGCGTGCTCGAGTTGGGCGAGAAGAGGCCGATAGAATCGGTCGGGTGGCTGCGCAACGTGGCACCGCGGTTCACACTCTTGCCGAAAACTACCTTCTGAACTTCGAGAACTTCGCGCAGGGCCATGTCCCCTTCAATGTGATGTGCTTTCAATCGATCCAAAAAGAGATCGATAAGAACGTCACCGCTGTCTATGCGACAGAAGCACCCCTTTACTCCCACGTTCTGAAAGCCGCTGGTCGGACAGACGCTTTCATTGGATGGAGGAATGAACCGACAGTCTTGGACTTCAAGACCTCCACACGTCTCAAGAAGCGCGAATGGATTGACAACTATTTCGTTCAAGGTGGCGCTTACGGTATCATGATCGAAGAGAGGCTCAATAAGCCGGGCGCGATCAAGAACATCGTGGTCGCTATCGGTTCGGTAGCCGAAGAAGGTCGAGTCTTCGAAGAGAAATTCACTGACGAGATGCGTCAGGATGTTGTGGACATTTTTGCAAAACATGGTGGTTAATGAGACTCTTGCTGGTAGCCGTCGCTCTGACACTAGTCGCGTGCGGTCCAACTCCCACAAAACAACCAACTAAGCAAGATCCCAAACCGGTTTGCGTGCCATTAGAGGAACCACCTGCCGGCTCGTCAGCTAATAGTTCCTATGCCAATGGGGATGGACGACCACCGGCGCGCTTTCAGCGATACGAGGACGCAACTGTAGCATTTAGGTCTGTTAAAAGAATTCAAGAAATCTGTGGGCCGCCTGTGTGCGGATATGTGATCCAGGGATGCGTTGCCGACGGAATCATTTATGTCCCTCATCCATGTCTAGACGCGGATCTTACTGACACCAATTTCACTGGCGTCCTGTGTCACGAACTTGGTCATGTCAGCGGATGGCCTAGAACGCACGGAGACTGAAATTATTTCTCTTGCTGTCATAAAGCGTGATAAGATTCACCCAACGCAATAGGAGAATCAAATGCCGAATGATGAGCTTATCAATGCAAACGTGGAATTTTGGCGTTGGGTGATCGACGATCTCGTTGAGAATTACGCAGGAGAAATTCTTCTGTTTGTTTTCGCAATGATTTTCCTCTTCACTCTCGGAAATCTCGTTTGGAACAACGTTCAATGGATCCTCTAGAGAACACCGACTATCCGCAGATCATCACCAATCAGGTCCGATGTCATCTTTGTGATGATACGCCCTTTTCGGCGCATCGTCATGACTTCAAGTACTGCAAGTGCGGTAATGTCGCAGTAGATGGTGGCACCGACTATCTGAGACGCCTTGGCAAGGACCTCACTCAATACACCGATCTGTCGTTCAGTCTTCCGATTTCTGTCGTCGAAGCGGCGATCAAGGCGGTCGAATGGGGACAAGAGACTGGGCGAAATCCACGAGGAATCGCCTACGCGGTCTTCCGTGCTCTTTACGACAACGGACGTCTTAAGACGCTGGAGCAAGAATGAGATATTTCATTGACGTAGAATTTAATGGCCTCTTTGGCCAATTGATCTCATTGGCGCTTGTTCGTGAGGATGGCGTTTCACTCTCTATGTTCTGCGATTGCCCTAGACCGAATGAGTGGGTCGCAGAGGAAGTGATGCCGTTTGTCGGCAAAGATCCGTTCGCGAAGAAGGTCGCCAGAGAGTCTTTTGGTTGGGAAATTGCGGAATTCCTTTCGTTCGATCAGATGCCGCATATTATCGCCGATTGGCCTGACGACATTCGTCATCTGATGGAATGTCTTATCACTGGTCCGGGCACGATGGTAAACATTCGACACCTGTCGACTGAGATCGTTCGTGTTGATTCTTGGCCAAATGATATCGAGGGTGCCATTCAACATAACTGCTGGTGGGACGCGATGGCGCTCCGCTACCGCATCATCGGCAAGAAGGACCTTCCGAAGAATGTCACCACTCGACTTCAATAGAGCCATTGAACTCTGCGATTCTGCTACCAAGGGTGAGTGGATCGTAAGGACCGCGAACACGCCTTGGGGAACGGATCTCAGTTTCGTTCAGGCACCCGAGGACATCATCCACAACCCGCGTGGTTTCGATTATGCCAAGGAAATCTTGGCTGACGACGACTATGACACTAAGGCGGCCGATCAGGCTTTCATCGCGTATTTCAATCCCCAAAGAGTTCGAGACATGGTGTTGGAAATCGCGAATTACAGGGCGCAGAAGCCATGAAGATTCACGTCCAAGGATTCGTTCTAGAACAGGCGCTCTTCAAGAGGATCAGTTGGCTGACTGACAAAAAGGAAGAAGCCGTTAAGGCTGCATCCTCTCGTCTTCAACGAAAGTTGAATATGCTTCTAAAGCCGAAGTACACGCCTGAAGAAGCCGACGATTTGGCTTCTCGCGGTTTCGACTACATCCTTCCGAAGGAAGCGAGAGATATTCGAAACGACGTTCCGCACTTCAATTTCATCCTCAATCGTCTCCAACGAATACACGATACCGCGAAGTCCTTACCGCCGTCGGCAACCGTAACGCTCGAACAATGGGAATGGGAACTACTCAATGACTGATGAATTTACGAACCATCGTTGGAGCGGGTGGCCGGGTGCTTGGTGTCTCGATTGCGGTCTTGAGGACCCTATCGAGCAGGCCCTGGCCGACGGCCTCTACGAATTCGATGAGGATGGCGAGACCATTCTGAATCCTGATGCCGTCGTGGTTCCTCCATGTCCGTGTCCGGACTCTGGTAATCACGATCCCTATCGTGCACATAACAAAGAAATGTGTTTACAATACGACCGAGTGTGATAGGATGTTCTTCTGATAGAGGAGAACATATCATGGTCAAACGTCTTACCATCGGCGCTCGTTACGGTCGCGACTACAAGAACGGCGCCGAAGCGAAAGAAGCCTTTTTGTCCGGTACGGTCGACTTCACCGCGCTGGCGATGAACACCTATGGCGCCGCTGTCTCGCTGGCTGATTGCCAGGCTGAAGGCATCGAAGAGGTCGACATTCGCTACAAGAAGGAGACCCAGATCGTGAACGTCAAGATTCCGGCAAAATGAACTACGAATTCCCCGTCATCAACCACATCGCCGAGGTCCTCGAGGCCATCGCCGGTCGTGATGAGTTCGTTGTCGCTTATCGTGATGGCTATACCATCATCGACTACGCGGTAAACTTCGAGGACACCTTCCCACCCGTCAAGGTGGCCGGTGGTTCTGCCAAGATGCGCGCTCAGCGCACTCGTAACTACGCTCTGCGTCGTGAGTGTCGCGGCATCATCTTCGACTCCGAGACCGGCAAAGTCATCCGTCGTCCCTACCACAAGTTCTTCAACATGGACGAACGGCAGGAGACGCAGCACCACCTGCTGCCGATGAATCTGGACCACATCATCCTGGAGAAGCTTGACGGCTCGATGATCTCACCCTTCGCAGTCCGCGATCAACTGATCTGGGGAACCAAGATGGGCGACACCGATGTCGCCAAACTGGCGCAGGCCCATATTGCCGATAGGCCGGAATATGAAGAATTTGCCCGACGAATGATCAAGATTGGGATCACCCCAATCTTCGAATTCTGCTCGCGTGATCAACGCATCGTCATCGACTATCCGGAGACTCAGCTCGTTCTTACGGCTCTTCGCGACATGAAGACCGGCGAATACTACAAGATCGAAGATGTGGTTCTCGACGACGGCGTCATCCCGTTCGTCAAGACATTCGATGGTCCGAAGCACGCTCGCGAGATCGCCGAGTGGGTTGCACCGTGGTCGGGTGATAGTGAAGGCATCGTGATCCGGTTTGCAGATGGTCACATGGTCAAGGTCAAATGCGACTGGTACTGCCGACTGCACAAGACCAAGGACAATATGCGGTTCGAGCGACACATTGTGGAGATGATCCTCGATAAGAGCATCGACGACCTGAAGCCGCACTTGTCGGACGAGGACAAGACGCGGCTCTCGCAGTTCGAGATGCGTCTCCATCAGAAGATCTATGACACCTGCTTGTTCCTCAATGGTCTCACTGACTCGATCCGCTTCAAAGGCTATGACAAGAAGCACGTCGCCATGGAGATCGCACCGTCGATCAAGGCTCCGCTGCGATCGATTGTCTTCAAGATGATGGACCATCATTCGGATGACGGTGGTCCGGTCAGCAGCGCCAGGGACGAGTTCATGAAGGTGCTCGTAAGCCACCTCTCGTCGAACGTCAAATACGAAGAGTTCAAAGAAACTCTCAACTGGACGGTGAAATTCTGATGACCGCAACCCAATTCGAGAACAACCCCTACGTCCAAGCCGAGTTCGACGAGTACAAGCGGGAACATCCTGATCTCGTTCAAATCGGTCCATGCGAGTGGGAAAGCGAAGCAGCCGGTCTCGGCTGGGACATGCTGCTCGATCCACACGAACTTGAACCCGGTTACACCGGTAAATGAAAGCAACAGGAGACTACATCATGAACACCATTACCTTCTTCACCGCCTCATCTCCGGAACTCGAAGCCCGTTTCCCGAAGACGTCGATCGACACCAACATCGCCGTCTTCGATGAAATCGGGAAGCCGAGCCCTGAAATCGTGGCGGCAAACGCCCTGAACCTCGAAAGCATCGCTCTCGTCACGCCTGAAATCGCCAAAAAATATGACTGGCCGTTCGATGTCATCGACTTCACTATCGCCGACTTTACGAGACCGGAAACAAAAATTCCATATTTCTCGAACGCCGTCAGCAACATGGGCATTCTCAATCTCGAGCGGCTGGACGGCATCAGCCCCGAAGTCGACGCGAAATATCCAGCAAAATAGTGGTTTACAACGGCGACCGACGTGATAGAATCTCTTCAAGATACTGATGAAGGAGAGATCATCATGGACCGTTACGCCCTCAAGAACCGCAAGACCGGTGAATACGTCAAGAGCGTCTTCCGTCGTACGAAGGACATCGGTTCGGCCCGAGTCTATTCGCTGAGGACCCAAAAGGCGATCAACGCCGCCAGCTGGTGGGACTCGACCCAGGAAGACTGGATGTGGGTCAAGGTTCGCGTGGTGGAGGCCTAAAACGATGACTTCGACTTTCGGAAAGCCGCTGTCCTGTCAAGAGGCCGGTGATCTCTATCACGCTCTCCACATGGAGACCAAGAACTGCCCTGCCTGCAAGGGCACTCGTCGAGCCTTCTCTCTGCAGAAGCTTCTGGCCGTTCGGCCGAAGATCGTCGACACGACTGACGCCGAAGAGGCCTTGGAGAGCGATGACGGTCTCGATGAATGCGGCCGTTGCGCTCGATCTCTGGATGTCCTGTCCTCGATTGACGGGATGACAGCGGAGGAACGTACCGGTCAGCGCGCCCTGGACTTCATGGTCGAGGATCTCGGTTGGGTCCACAATGTCTGACCAGATCGAGACCTCGCTCTGGGAGATCATGGTCCCTACGGTCCGGAACGACGGCAAACCGTTCCGGACCCGTTACCATCGCGTCTGGGACGAGAAGGTCCGAGCCATCAGTGGCGGTCTCACGATCATGCCAGTGGCCAAGGGTCAATGGATCGACCAGACCAACAAGAAACTTTATCGTGAGCGGATGATCCCCGTTCGGATTGCTTGCTCAAAGGAGGAAATTGTCCAGATTATGGACATGACCGCCATTTATTACGATCAGTATGCAGTCATGGCCTATCGGGTCTCCGATCTCTGCCTGATCCGAGATCGACAGGACTAAGGAGACACTATGAAGGTTTACGCGGCCACCGACTTGGTTGAGCTTATTCAACGACAGGAAAAGCCCAGCCGTGCGGTCGATAGAGTCATTGAGAAGTTTCTCTGGCCTACCGTTGATCTTGTCCCGAACGGTCCGCGCTTCACCGACGACCTCACTCATGTCCTGCGTCTCTTCGAAATTTTGTGTCCGAAGTGGGTTATCGCTCATATGAGCATGGATGACGGTCGTCGTTGGTGGGTCGAGCTTCGCCATAGCTTCGTGACCTCGTACGACAAGGTCATCGTCGTTCCAACCGCCTTTCCCGGAACTACGTCATACCCGATCAAGGGATTGGTCAATCCGTCAATGGCTCTTTCAGCAGCCATCGTTCTTGCCAAGGAATACGACAAGCAAAATGCCTAAAGCCACCGTCCTCGTCGGCATCCCGTGCGCCGGTAAAAGCACCTGGGTCCAGAACTACCTCAATTGGAATCCAGACACCGTCGTCCTTTCGATTGACAAGTGCGTTCACTTCTTGGCCAAAGAGATCGGCAAGACGTATGATGAGGCCTTTGGCCAAGTCATCGAACCGGCTGAGCGGCTGATGTTCAACATCATGGACATCGCGGCCGAACGTGGTCTCGATGTCATCTTCGATCAGACGAATCTGACGAGGAAGAGCCGGCAAAAGAAGATCCGTCGCCTTCCGAAGACCTACGAACATGAGTGTGTCTTCTTCGATGTCCCTCTGGAGACCGCTCTTGCGCGTCGACTGAACAGCGACCGCGACAAGATCATTCCTGAAGACGTGATTCGTCGGATGCACGCAACTCTGCAAGTTCCGACGGTGGAAGAAGGCTTCACGCAAATTATCGCCGCGTAAACTTCGCGTCGTTCTCCGAGATCTGAACCACGAGAGCTGAGTTCAGTCGGTGTTGCGCCTCTGGATTTACCGGTTTGCGCCAGAAGAGCTCTCAATCAGCAATGCAATAGTACATCAACCACCACCGTAAATTAAATCGGTGAACTCCGACCGGTGTGCTATAATGACTCATCATCGAAAATCGAGGATTCTTTATGGACTTTACGAAGCCGTTCGGCTATTTCGCTACCGCAGCGGTCGCTATGATGAAGCCGTATCGGACTACGACTGAGGCGATTCCGAATCTGTCGGTCCTTTATGGTCTGGTGACCTCGCTGTCGAAGATCTTTATCGACGACGGCAGCGCCATTAAGTTCGTTATCGCCGGAGGCGCCATCGAAAGTGCCCTTGTCGGTCGTCGCATCAAGGACGTTGACGTCTTCGTAGAGAACTACGCTTTCGCCGTTAAGGCGATGAAGGGCGCCGGTTATGAGAGCACCTTCACCAACGAAAAGGTCACCAACTTCAGAGTCGGCCGTTTGACGGTTCAGATCATCGATCATCCGTACCGCGATGCTGGAAGTTTGATCGATGACTTCGACTACACGGTTGCATGCGCGGCCATTCCAGGTTACAGCGGCGCTTCTACTACTCCGCACTACGATCTCATCCACCACCCACGGTTCTTCCAGGACGTCGCTGCGCAGAGATTGGTGGTCCATAAGATCACCTTCCCGCTTTCCACGCTGGAGAGGATGGGTCGCTATTCGAGGAAGGGCTATCGAGCCTGTCCGATCGGACTTCTCGAACTGGCAAAAGCCATCAACGCCCTTCAGGTCGATTGGAACAATCCAGACGAGAATTCGCTGTCGTTCTATCCAGACGGCACACCGCGATTTAATGGAGTCGACTGATGAATCTCGAATACATCTTCAATGGTTTGTTCGATGACTCTGACATCGGATTCGGTCGATTAAATCATCATATCAATCAACTTGCTAATGTCGAGCTGATATCGCATCTTCCTACGGCTCTTGAGTTGCGGCTTAAGGAGTTCTGTCAAGAGACTGCTCTCGGTTCTATGTTTGCAGTTGGCTTCAGATAGGAGATACGCATGGGCGTTCCGACAAACTCACCGAAATTCTATATCATCGTCCGCGAAGGCGATCACAGCAAAGCGCATGCCGGCTACTACGGCTATTCTGCTCCGAAGATCTATGTGAAACCAGGAGCGGTCGTAAAGGCCCTTAATTCAGGCTCCAGTATCAAGAGCCTGGAAAACTATGACTTCGACAAGTACGAAGAGGGTCAGCGCTGGTTCACCAAAGAATATCCTAACTATCTCAACGGGAAAACGGTTGACGAGTATGTCGCTGAAAACCTTGCCAGCATGCGTCAGTATGTCGAAGACGAGATTAAGGCCGGCAAGTGGATCGCCAAACCGGTTACGCTTGTCGTCGAAACTGACAAGTCGATTGGCTAGAAGTCGCATGGTGGAACTAGAACTCGGTGATCCTGAAGAAATCTTCGAACGTGTTATTCGTCTCGACCGCTACCGTTTCGCAAATGGAATCCATTCCAATGAGATGGAACAAGCGGAAGAAGCCCTAAAGGATTACCAGGCCGTCTATGACGCAGTAGTGTATGGAACGGCTTTCGTACGGTATATAGACGGAGACCGTAAGGGTTCAATTGCTCGAATGATCTTCGATCCGGCTTACAAGCGGTTCGACAGACCAGAAATTAAGCAGCATTGGTCCAACTGGGATCGGTTCAGCCCCAATAAAATCACACACAAAATCGAGAACTCATTTTTTGCCTATCTCGCGATATGGGACGGA